AACGCCGCCCAAAAAGCGCGGCAGGCGGGTGAGGACAAAAGGGGGAATTGCCTAAATGAAAAGACAGAGATCACAACTTGAAATTGCGCGCCACCACCTGAACGCATGGCTGGAAGCCGAATTAGAGTTGACCACACATCAAAGTTACAAGATCGGTTCGCGGAGCCTGACAAAAGCGGACCTTGGACAAATCAGGAAGCAAATTGAATTCTGGCAGAATCGGGTGGCACAGTTGGAGAACACGGGGAAGCGCGGCGGCAGAAACCGCGTTGTTCGGGTTGTCCCGCGGGATTTGTAAAGGCGGTGAAGCGGCTTGAATGTGCTTGACAGAATGATTTCCGCCGTGTCGCCGGAACGGGCCGTTCGGCGGGCGGCGGCGCGGCAGAAATTAAAAATACTTAACAGCGGATACAGCAATTACGGCGCGTCACAAACGAAAAAGTCGTTGATTGGCTGGCTTTACGGCGGAGGGTCCGCAAAAGAGGACATACAGGAAAATCTTTCAACACTCCGCCAGCGTTGCCGTGATCTTTACATGGGCGTTCCCCTTGCGACCGGTGCGTTGAAAACGTGCCGAACAAATGTCGTCGGGTCCGGCCTACGGCTGAAAAGTCAAATAGACTATGAATTTTTGGGAATGACGGAAGAGGAAGCCCGCGCGCTTGAAAGTAAGATCGAGCGGGAATTTGCTTTATGGGCGGATTCCCCCGCGTGCGATTTGGAGCGACTGGACAATTTCTATGAACTCCAGCAGCTTGCTTTCCTGAATTGGCTTATGTCCGGCGACGTTATCGCAACTCTGCCAGTCACGAAACGGGTAAATATGCCCTATGACCTCCGAATTTGCCTGATCGAAGCGGACAGGTTGAGCAACCCGGACGGGGACACCAGCGACCCGCACATTGTCGGCGGCGTTGAAACGAACGACGCGGGGGAGGTTGTCGCATACCATATCAGCAAACACCACCCCTTGTCCTATGACCTGACCGAAACCGGGTGGACGCGGGTTCTGGCATGGGGTGAAAAGACCGGGCGGCGGAATGTGCTTCACGTTATGAGCCGGGAAAGAATCGGACAGCGGCGGGGCGTTCCCTTCCTTGCGCCGGTCATAGAAGCCCTGAAACAGTTGGGGCGATACACCGACGCGGAACTTGTCGCCGCCGTGGTTTCCGGTATGTTTACCGTGTTCATCGAAAAGGAATCCGCGTCCAGCGACGGGGCATTTGGTGAGATCATCCCGGAAGAAGAACAGGTGGACGCGGAGGACGACAGCACGATTGAACTTTCCCCCGGCGCGGTTGTGGACTTGAACGAGGGAGAAAAAGCGCACGACATGAACCCCGGCAGGCCGAATACAGCATTTGACGGGTTCGTTATTGCCATTTGTCGGCAGATCGGCGCGGCCCTTGAAATCCCTTATGAACTGCTGGTGAAATGCTTCAATTCGTCGTTTACCGCTTCCCGCGGTGCGCTCTTGGAAGCGTGGAAAATGTTTCGTATGTATCGAAACTGGCTTGCAAATGATTTTTGCCAGCCGATTTATGAAGAGTGGTTCGCGGAAGCCGTCGCAAAGGGAAGAATCCCCGCGCCCGGCTTTTTTGCTGACCCGATCATTCAGAAAGCCTATTGCGGGGCGGAATGGAACGGACCGGCACAGGGCCTTTTGAATCCGGTTCAGGAAGTGGAAGCGGCAGAAAAACGGGTTCTAAACGGATTTTCGACCCGCGACCGTGAAGCTATGGAAATGAACGGGTCCGATTTTTACCGAAACGCCGCACAGCGGAAACGGGAAGAAAAGTTGTTAAGGGAGGTAAACGAAGATGGCAGACAAGAACCCGGCGGGAAAGAAGCCGGTCAATAAACACTTTTGGACGTTCCGGGCCGCGGCGGAGGAAAGCGCCGCCCCGGAACTGATTCTTTACGGCGATATTGCTTCCGAAACGTGGTGGGGGGATGAAGTGACCCCGCGGCAGTTTTCGGACGAACTGAACGCGCTGGGGGCGGTTGCTGAAATCGTCGTGCGTATCAACAGCGGCGGCGGCGACGTATTCGCCGCAAATGCAATTTATACCCGCCTGAAAGACAACAAAGCGAAAATTATAGTCAAGATCGACGGCTGGGCCGGGTCCGCCGCGACAATTATTGCAATGGCGGGCGACGTGATCGAGATTCCGGGGAACGGCGTTTTTATGGTCCATGACCCCAAAATGGGCGCGCGGGGATATTTCAGCGCGGAGGACTTCAAAAAGGCCGCGGAAGAACTGAACGTAATTAAACAATCTATTATAAACGGCTATGCCCTGAAAACCGGAAAATCGACGGAAGAAATTTCCGCGATTATGTCGGCGGAAACGTGGTACGACGGGAAACAGGCCGTTGACGCGGGATTTTGTGACCGGCTTATGTTCGAGGACGCAAAGACAAGCGTTGAAAATATGGGAAAGGTTGTTGTGAACAGCGTTTCAATGGACCTTGAACGATTCCCGAATTTATCCGTTTCGTTGTTAAACCGCCTGACGGCCAGCGCGTCCGGCGGTTTTTCAAATACCAAAAATCCAACAGAGCAGAAAAGGAGCGAAGAAGTCATGGACGGAATCAAAGATATTAAGACCCCGGAGGGATTGCGGGCGGCGTTCCCCGATTTGGTAAAGCAGATCGAGGACGCGGCGACCGCCGCGGAGCGCAAGCGGATTCAGGACATCGAGGGCGTGGCGCTGGCGGGATTTGAAACCATTGTGAACGCCGCAAAGTTTGAAAAGCCTGTTTCCGCCGGAGACGTTGCGACGCAGATTGTCGCGGCGCAGAAGAAGCAGAGCGCGGACTATATCGCCGCCCGAAATGACGACGCGCAGGACAGCGGCGCGGGCGACGTGGGAACCGGCGGAAAGATCGAGGGCGCGGCAGGCGGCGGCGGGACAAGCGAGATCGACGCGGCGATTGACCGGCTTTTCCCTGAAACGAAGTAAAGGAGGAAACGACCATGTATGAAATCAAGCGCGACGAACTGACCCGCAAAAATGTTTTTGCGGGCGACTTCCCCATTGCAAAGGAAGTGGGCGAGGTTGCGGAGGGCGAAACCGTCCGGCAGTATGCCCCGGTCATCAAGACCGCGGGCGGATTCAAAGAAGCGACCGCCGCCGGGCTGGACGAACTGTACGGAATCGCCGCCGACGATTCTACGGACGGCGGCGTTGTCTGTATGCTGACCGGCGAATTTTTCGCCGATGGGCTGACCTTGCCGGAGGGTGTGACAGCGGAAGCCCTGAAACCCGCTTTCCGCAAGCTGGGAATCTTTTTGAAGTAAAGGGAGGAAAAAGAAATGGCTATTGAAACCGATATTTACACCCCGCGCACGTTGGGGAAGCTGGTTCGCCGGTTGCCGCCGGTTCGGACGTTCTTCCTTGACACGTTCTTTCGGACGAAAAAGACGTTCGACACGAAGAGCGTTGAAGTGGATTTCAAAAAGGGCGGGCGCGCCCTTGCCCCGTTCGTCCACCCGAAAGTGGGCGGAAAGACCATTCCGAACGCGGGCTATCAGACTGTAAGTTACACGCCGACGCTGGTTGCCCCGAACAAGATCACGACCGTGGACGACCTGCTGGAGCGGTCCGCGGGCGAAAACCCGTACAGCGGCAAGAAACCAGCTGATCGGGCCGTCGAGAAGCTGGCGGAGGACTTGCGGGAACTGAAAGAAATGATCGTTCGCCGCCGGGAGTGGATGGCGGCAACCGCGATCTTTACCGGGCAGATTCCCATTATCGGCGAGGGCCTGAACGAAGTGATCGACTTTGAGTTTACCAACGTCGAAACTATCGTGACCGCCGCGCTGAAATGGAGCGCGCCCACGTCCCACCCGATGGCGGACATTGAGCGGTGGCGCACAAAGGTTCAGAAAAACGGGTTCGTGAACTGCAATATTTGCGTCATGGCAAGCGACGTTTCCGCCGCCTTTATCAACCACCCGGAGGTAAAGGAACTGCTGGACGTGCGGAGTTATGACCTTGCGGCGATCAAGCCGCGGGAGTTGCCGAACGGGACAACCTATGTCGGAACCATTCGGAAGCTGGGGCTGGACATTTACGAATACAACGAGTGGTATTTGGACAACTGGACCAACCCCGCCGCCCCGGAGGAATACCCGCTTGTCCCTGACGGCGCGCTGGCGCTTATGAGTACGCGGGCGGACTACTCCGAATACTACGGGGCGATCACAATGATTCCAGAAGAGGGAAAGAAGTTTGTCACCGTGGAGGGCGATATGGTCCCGCAAACGTGGATTGAGCGCCGACCGGACCGCCGCTTTTTGCAGATCAACAGCAAACCTCTTCCCGTCCCCCATGAGGTCAACAGTTGGTTTGTCGCCCACGTGCTGTAATGCTGAACTTCAAAGCACAGCTTGACCGGGACTTGCAAACCGTCTTTCACAATAGCGCGGAACACGCGGAAGAACTGGAATTCTGGATTGACGGAACCCGATATAAAGGGCCGGTCATCATCGACGATGGCGGCGCACAGGACAGGACCAAACCGGCGACAGATCACGTTGACGGTTTGGTTCTTGTCGATTTAGTCATGTATGTTCCGCTGTCATTGCTGGGGCAGACCCCGAAAAAGGGGTTGACCGTGGAGATCGGCGACGACCTGTACGAAATCACAAAGGTTCACCCGGAAGCCGGGGAAATCGTGCTTTATTTGGAGATGTTGACCGAATGATTCAGATTACAAACGATCAGATCGAGCGGGTGAACCTGATTCTTTCCGGCATACCGGGCGGAGCGCAAAAGGCGTTTTCAAGTGTTATCCGCCGGGCAAACAGTACAGTCAAGGCCGAAACGGTCCGGCAGATTACGGGGACGTATGCCATTTCCGCACAGCGCGTCCGGGCCGGGGGGAATATCCGCGCACAGGTCCAGAAAGCGGACGGCGGCGTTGTGGGAACCGTGACGTTCGCGGGCTATAAATTGCCGCTGTACCGCTTCAATGTAACGCCCACGTTGCCGATTCAGCGGGCGGAGGTGAAAGCGGCGGTCATGCGGGGGAACGGTCAAACGCCGTTCGCACACGCCTTTATTGCCCGGATGAAAAGCGGTCACACAGGAATGTTTGAGCGCGAAACGGGGCGTTCTTTCCCGGTAACTGAATTCATGGCACAGTCAACCGCGCAAATGGCGGGGAATGAGGAAGTGCTGGAACAGGTTTCGGAAAAGGCACAGGAAACCGTAAACAAGCGCATTGAACACGAAATAACCCGCATTCTGAACGGCTACGGAGGGTAAACAATGACACCTTTGGAACTTTTGGACGCGCTGAAAGCCTACATCGAGAACGAAACAAGGGATTTGCTTTTGCCCGTCCGGGTGGACCGAAAGAGCGGGAAGAACAACGAACGCCCGGCGGAGGTTCATAAAATGGCGATTCCGACGAAAAAAGCGGAAGTTGAGCGGATTCCCTACGTCCTTTTGCAGTTTTTGACCAGCAAGGACGAACAGGAGCCGGGAGAGTACCCGGAAAGCAGTTGCAAGATTCGCATTGTCGCCGCGACCTATTCGGAGGACAAAGCGGAGGGGTCCTTGTGCCTTTTGAATCTGCTTACCCGGATTCGGCTGGCATTTCTACGCGACGGGAGCATTCAGAACCGCTATTTGCTGAAAATGCCCCTTGAAATGATTATCTACCCGGATAATACGGCCCCGTACTATTTGGGGGAAATCATGTCGGAATGGACGTTGCCGACGATCAACACAGAATGCGGGGTTCCGGGGCCGTATCTGGAAAACAGAACACCGACAGTTGAAAGTGAGGTTGAACAAAGATGGTAGAATTCAAGGCCAGCATGAAAAAGGAAGAGCTGCTGGAGATTGCCGCCGCAAACGGTATCGCCGCCGCCGACGGCATGACGAAAACGCAGATCATTGACGCGCTGAACGCACACAACGCGCAGGAAGCCGCCGGAACGCCCACAGAAGGGGCCGCGGAGGGCGCAGAGAGCGCCGCGGACGGTGAGGGGGGCGGAGATACCACCAACGGCGAGAAGCCCGCAGAACGGCCCGGAGAGGGCGAAGAGGACACCGGCGGGAGCGGGACCGACGACGGCGGCGGAGAACAGCCCCCGGAGGAAGCCACAGAGGGCGCAGGAAGCGCCGGGAACGGCGCCGGGGGTAACGATACCCCCGGCGGAGAAAAGCCAGCAGAACGGCCCGCAGAGGGTGCGGAGGGCTACGACACGTTCGTATATTGCGGGCCGTCCATTCCCCGCGGGCGGCTGAAAGAAAACGCCGTGTTCCGCGGAACCCTTGCGGACGTGCTGAACTACCTTGCGGACGTGATCGAGGATTACCCGCAGATTCCGCGGCTGATTGTTCCGACGAACCGGCTGGCGGCGTTTTCCGTCAAGGTCAAGAC